TATCCAAACCGGTACCTGATACCAAAGGAAATTTCTCAACCCATCCAATATTTTCATTCACATTAGCAAAAGCAACAACGCCTAATACTTCCCCGATTGTGGAAATACTAAAGCCAGAAGTAGCTGCTAAGTTATCGCGTAGTCTTGTCCACTTGGTTCCATCAAAAGGACCGGGGTTATCCCCTGGTGTTAAAGGAACGGGAATATCGGATTTAGCTGAAAACGCTGCACCCTGGAAGGTTACTTTATCACCTGGCTTATACACTTTAGTAGCTATATAAACCGGTTCATGGTAATCTCCTTCTTCACTGATTATCATCGAAACACCTGAAGCCGATAAAGTACCAAGGTTAGGCAGTACAGCTAAGGAAGTTCCACTAATATCTGAATGGAATAAAACATTCAGGGGTTTAAACTCTAGCCTGAGTGTATTTACATCAGCTTGGCTAGTAGTTAACTGGCCTGCTGAAAATGGTTCATGGGACAGGTAAACAGATAATTGTCTTAATACCCCACCTGTGAAATCCTGGATTGTTCTTATTTCGTCCCCATTATAGGTATTCTGAACAAAAATACCTACCCATAAAACACCTTTAGGTTGTAACCTGAAAAATTCTGATATGTGGTAATGTATGATAGCTGAATAAGAACCAATTCCCCCCGTCATTTGAACATCAGTAGAGCTCCCCCCTGCTGATCCGGCAGTATCAGTAGCATTCCTGTCTACAAATACAATAGGCGTACCACCGTTATTATCAATACCGAGTTTGGCCGGTTGGGTTAAGGTAATTATAGGATCAGCATCAACGGCAACCCATCCATGGACTATGCCGGTAGATGTTCCTGCATTAATAGCAACAACTAAACCGGCAACCAGTGATGTTATCGTGGTAGCTGTTAAAACAAATTGTCCTATGGAGGCTCCATCTATTTCGATACGAACAATCTCACCTATGATCCATGTACCTGTTACGGTAATTTGTCCACCTGTGCCTACGGTTTCATCGGAGTGATCATCTACTATTCCAAGGTCTTCGGCATCCTGTACGCTAAATATTTTCTTAATACGGTCAATTGTGGTAAAACCAGCCGGTAGAAAAGAAGTATAAAAGATCATACCGGACAGATGATCATTTCCTGGTAACGGTCTTCCTAAACCACCTTGCGTCCTGATAAATTTAATGTCTGCTAATGCCATCAGGAGTTATTTTTTTCCATTCTTTAAAACCGTTCGTTACTTTGTTGTGATTCACTGCGTTTCTTCCGGTTGCTTCTTTATAGGCTGTAGCATCCTTAGTGGTCACTTGGTCGGGTTGCATATTGTCAATGTCCAAAGGAGGGGAAGCATTATCTTTTGTATTATATGGATCTATAGTTTCTGTTGGATCCGGATGCTTTTCTACATAATCCTTTAAAGCATCTAACGATAAGTCTTTCCATTCTTTTTCATCCCAACCTTTCTTGGTGCAAAATTCTACCAACAAACGTAAATCTTCAGTTTCTTTAGCAATCATTTGAGTTTCTGCTTCGGCATCAACACCGGCTTGTTCAGCCATTTGTTGAATGTAGGTTATTAATTCAGGCTTTTCCTTGGTTTCCCAATCCGCTAAAGTGTAATCTTGTTCAATACAATGGCCTTGAAGTTTATCAAGGCTCCAATCAATTAAAGGCAACTCTTCGGTAAAATCAGCTCTTGTTATTGTTTCAATTTCACCTAATGTTGGATTTCTTTTAATATGATTTGAAGCATGATTATAAGAACTCTCATTAAAGAAATTACCATCTATGGTAGCATAGATTAGGTTTACTTCAGGGTTTTTAAAATATTGTTGAGCTATTTCAATTAGCTTGGTCCTTGTATGCATTCAATGGTCCTGTTATGGATTAATTAATGATAAGGTAAATATTAAGCAGCTTGAATTAAGGTAGCAATTCCTGCCTGATCGGTTCTTAATTTTTTTGCTGCAAAGTTAATTTCAGCAGAAATTATGTCTCCATAAACCAAAGGGTCTTTTTCTCTACTCAATACCTCAATAGATCCCAATGCAGATGATACTTTGCTTCGTTGCCATGCAATGCCACCAAAATTATCGTCTATAGCTGAGTTAGCACCTATTGCCTTGCGGATTGGCGTACCTACATTATTATAAATTAAGGTTGTTGAACGTTTGATAACATTAAAACCGAGTATTTTGTTTGCAACTCCTGAGGGCAGGGTTAACATCCCTGCAATATCTGCCTTGATCAGATCATTAATAGTAAAAATTTCATAATACATATCAGCAGGAAGAAGTAAGTACCTGTCATTCATAGGTACCTTTTGCTTATCAAGCAATTTGGCAAGGTTTTTTATATCATTAACCGTTAATTGTTTGCGTGTTCCTGTTGCACCATCAGGTAAATTATCGGTTACAGATGCCCCTGATGTCCTTACTTGGTTTACAAGCGTATCTGAACCCCATTCGAATATGGTTTCATTAGCCATATCATCCATAAGCGTATCCAGGTGTGCCTGCATTATAGATGCTCTTAAATCAAAACTAAACTGAACCACATCAAGATTTTTAACCCTTATCGGATCAGTCGTATAATTGTCCAGATTATAAATTAAATCAGTATCGACCCTGTCAATTACAGTAGCAGGAAATACGGACCTGTTTTTCTTAGAACCAGGAATTGAACCGGCTTGTGGTACATGAACGGTTAGATCTTTAACGAATTGATCATGATTAACCGCAAAGCGCATAAACTCGTTAGCGTCATCAAATAAAACTTCTTCTATTTGTTGTATCCATTCTTCGGTTTGTAATGCCATATCTTTTATTTTAATTGTACTGTAAAAGTATTTTTGTAATTAATTAGTCAATTTGTTTGGCTGTACCTGAAGGTTTGAATGCAGTTCCATCATAAATAAAACTCTGTGAAAATGTCTTACCTGCCACACCCGTTAATATAGTATCCGTTATTGAGGTTCCATATGTAAGTGTTTCCGTACCATTGGTTTTAGAATTTACTTGCACAATTGCACCTGCAACAATCTCACTATCAATAACAAGATTTATTGTTCTGTTACCTGTGGCTTGTATAGTATCACCATCAATAATTGTAAGCCTGTCAGCAATTGGTACCGATTGCGTACCCGTGGCTGTCATTGGAAAAGTTGTTGCGGGACCCATAGGCCATGATAATGCCATGATTTTCTTTTTTTAAGTTGATATAAGTTAGATTATGATAATAAATAATCAATTTTCCCTTGTAACATATCTATGTTATATTGTTTTTTATAGATAGCCTTAACGGTTTCGGGATCGGTTTTCATAAGTGCCACTAATTCTTTTTTGTGATCCTTTTCCCAAACACTAAATTTCCTGTCCTTTTCTTTTTCTGTTAATTCCCGGCCTCCTTCAGTATCATCACCACCACGAGTTAAGCTACCTATAACATCAGGAGCTCCCGTTTTGACTTTTCCTAAAATAAGTTGCAGTCCATTGAGATTACCGGCATATTCTTTTTCCAAAGGTTCGATATCTTTTTTGTCAATCTTACCGATTTTGGCTGCTGCCTCAAGAGTAGTTGTAACGGCTTCTTTATTCAGTTTGTCAGCTGCGGCCTTAAAACCTTCAATCTCGGTTGTCAGGGTTGTTATGGTTTCATTAGCTGTTTCAAGCTCACCTGTCCTTGTTGCAAGGTCCACTACCGCGGTTTCTTTTTCACCGGCCAGTTTTTTTACTTCCGCAAAAACTGCATCATCAGACGCTTCGGGACTTAAACCAAGGAATGATTTTAACTCTTTCATATTATTGATGTTTGAATTGTGGTCGATTAGTATTCCGTTTGTGTCAAAGCGGAGTGAATCCTTTGAGGCTTCAGATTTTAAAGTGTCAATACCCAAAGCAAGCTCTTTAGCAAAGGCATCCAGGTAAGAAACTTTCTGGCACTTTTTAGTTCCGTCTAAAATGGAAATGATATTTACTAAATCAATACCGGCTAATGCTGCAATACGGTTAACAGTTATATTGCGGTCATCGGTTTTATCAATAGCTTCATTGAGGAAGTTGGATAAATTAGAACCTTTATAATGTTTTGGAGGACTTAACACAGCTACTATAGCTGAAAAATCCACGGCTCTTGCGGCAATTTGGTTTTCAATAGGAATAATTTCATCAACAAAACCTTGTTTCTTAGCATCACTAGAGCTAATCCAGACGTCTTTGCCGGATTCCAATATTTTATCTACTTGTTTTGCTGTTTTATTTGTTTTGGCAACCAGGATAGCCGCTAAAGATGCTCTTAAGGATATAATTGCAGCCTTTTCGTTTGCATCCGGTTCCCTGTTGTCATCAATAAATGGAGCATGTACCATAATTTGAGCATGCGCATTCATAAAAACCTTTCTTCCAGCCAAGGCAATAATACCAGCCATCGAAGCAGCAACACCAACTACAATAGTATCTACTGGAATTTCACTGTTTTGAATGGCATCAAAGATCGCTAAACCCTCGATTACGGATCCACCCCCGCTGTTAATCCTGACATTGATAACATCAAATCCACCTCTGTCATTGATAAACTGGATCTCATTAGCAAAATCTTGTCCACTGATACCATCAAGCCCTATTGGTGAAAACAGGTTGATATCTACGGATTTATTATTTGCTGCTACAATATATTTTGGGATGAAGTCATTAGGCATGACTTCAAAAGTAGAGTTAAAATTTATCCTTTAAAAATTGGATTTTCTTCTTTGGAGTAGATTATATAAAGAAAAACCCCGAAATGGCGTATCATTTCGGGGTGCATAATTGGACTTGCTTCAGTGTAGAATGAGGTCACATGAAAAACTTATTTAGAATCAGGTTTAGCTAGGTCAGAATAAACAGTAGCCTTTGATAAAAACAATTGCTTTGATAATTTTTCAACCGCATAAGTCGTTCCGCTTTTGGATTTTGAAACAACCCTTTTGATATAACTCTGCCTTGCTTTTACTAAGTCTTTATCCCTGTTCATGGTTTTTTATTGGTTCTTATTCCTGATGTCGTAGACGCAAGGATATCCAAATCTACAACAATCTTATCAAGGGTCACAGTTCCAGCCGCTAATTCTCTTAAATCTGAATCCTCTTGACCGACCTGTTCAATCCCC